TAATCCAGACGCAGAATTTCTCAATAATAGTACATTATCAACGATCACAGGATATGTTGATACTGGTAGTTATGCGCTAAATGCCATTATCAGCGGCAAGATCAAAGAAGGAGGTGTGCCGAAAGGTCGTATTACAGGATTTTCAGGACCATCAGGATGTGGCAAGACATTGATCATTAACAAGATTTTCGGCAATGCACAAAGATATCACGGCATGATTCCTGTTATGTGGGATACTGAAGGTGCTGTTGATCGTAGAGCAGCAGAAGGTGTCGGATGTGATGTTAATAATTACATTTGGAATTCTGCAGATACGATTGAACAATGTCGAAATGATATGGTTAAATTTCTTGATGAGATTATCGCAGATCCAGATATGAAAGGTAAATTTATCTTTGCAATCGATTCTCTCGGCAATCTTATCAATGCAAAAGAATTGCAAGACATTTCAAAGGATAAAGATTCGGCAGATATGGGTTTGCGAGCAAGAGCAATGAAAAGTTTGATGAGAACATTGAGCAATAAGGCATCAAAAGCACAAGTACCTATTCTCTTTTCAAATCATATTTATGATGATCCATCTGCAATGTTTCCTTCATTGATTAAGAATCAAGGTGGTGGTAAAGGACCAATTTATCTTTCGACTGTATTGGTTCAAATGGCAATGACTCAGAATAAAGACGAAGAAGATGAGAATAAAAAGATTGCAATTGCCAATAAGGTTAGCGGCATTACAATGTCAGCAATGACAGTAAAAAATCGTATTGTACCACCATTCCTCAAGACAGAACTTGAGCTGAACTTCAAGACAGGATTGGATAAATATTCAGGACTTGAGGTGATGGCGATCGCATATGACGTGGTAAAGCAGACAGGAGCAACCTATCAGTTGCCGAATGGTACTAAGCTTGGATATTTCAAGCAATGGAGAAAGAATACTGAGCTTTGGGAAAATACAATTATTCCTGAACTGCAAAAGAAACTCGACATCGAACTTACATACTCAACCGATAACATCGACCAAAATGACGAAGAAGACAGCGAAGAAGATTGATCTTAACCTATTTGAATCAATTATTGCTTATCATGCTCTGTTCAATGCAGAGTATCTTGCTAGCATTATTGATTTTCTCAAGCCCGATTTATTCAATCGAGCAGAGACAAAGGCTGCAATCTTTCCGATTGTTGAATATTTCAATGAACATAATGAAATTCCGACGATCACAGAGATCAAAGTCCGTCTTCAGAATTCTACTGATCGTGAGTTATTTGCAAAGCTTTTAAGAGAGTTCCAGACAATTGACAAGACCTTTAATCTAAAAGAATTGCTCACAAATACAGAGCAGTTTTTGAAAGAAAGATCTCTTGTCTCATTCTTGAGTAAGACCGCAACACAGCTTGCAAAAGAAGGCAGTGTTGATTATGAAGGTGCGTATGCAGAGCTAGAATCTGCTGTTACGATGTCATTGATCGATGATGTCGGTCTTGAATATTTTAAAGACTTTGATAAGCACCTAGAGTATCTTGATAAGAAAGAATCAAGATTGTCTACTGGATGGAAATGGCTCGATGAAAAGCTTGGTGGCGGTCTTCTTGAAGAAGGTAGATCATTGTATGTATTCTGTGGTACTACTAATGTAGGCAAATCAATCTTTCTTGGTAATATTGCAAATAATATTGTCAAGCAAGGCAAATGCGCAGTCATTATTACATTGGAAATGCCTGAGCAGATTTATGCAAAACGAATCTCTTCACAATTGACAAGAATTCCTATTAATACTCTTGCCGAACAAAAAGAGCATCTTAGAAGCTGGATGAATAATTATACATCGAATAATCTTGATTCGAAATTATTCATTAAAGAGTTTCCGCCTTCGTCCATTAGTGCAAATCATATTCGTGCTTATCTAACGAAACTGGTGCGCAAAGGAGTTAAGATTGATGCCATTATTATTGACTATCTTAATTTGATGATTCCATGTAGAGGATCTGGTGACGGTAATTCATATGAGAAGATCAAAAAGATTGCAGAAGAAACACGAGCACTGTCTTATGTATTCAATGCTCCTGTTATTTCAGCAACGCAACTTAATAGATCTGCATATGATCAAGCGAATCCAGGTCTTGAGACGACAGGTGAATCTATGGGATTGCCAATGACAGCAGATGCTCAATTTGGTATTTGGTGTACTGACGAAGATCGTGAAGCCGGAATTCTACATCTTAACCTAATGAAGAATAGATTCGGCCCGAATTTTGGCAATACTACGTTTCAAATTGATTATGATACTTTACATTTGTCAGAATATGATAATGAAACATTAGCATCAGATACGCAAATGTCTGAAGAAGATTTGGATTCTGTTATCAACGATCTCAAGTTGACAAATGGATAGTCATGAGGGTAAATAGGATGCATGGAATTTGAACATAATGCGGAATCATCTGAATTTATTGGTGAAAATGAAATAGACGATTTCTTTATTAAAACATGCTCTTTGATATCCTTATTATCAAACAAAACACTTAGCCCTACATCGATTATCATTACAATGATTCAAAATCCAGAAATGAGACAATTGGTTTGTGAGATTACAGATATGTCTTATTTTGAATTTGTTAAAAAGATGTCTTACAATTACGATATTGTCAATAGATCCAAAAAAATCCTTTACGCATTAAATAAGGCAAATGACCGAGAATGAAAAATTAGTCTACAACAAATGGCTCGCTACTACATCACAAGCTATCAATAAACCATTCAGGCTTCGTGAAAATTGGCTTAATTTTGATTGCAGGGATGATTATCCTTTATTGCAAAGATTATGTCATTTCTTTTCAAAACATACTCATATTAAATGGGATGATTTTTTTCTAGCACCTTATAAAATCCGCAAGAATATTAATGCCGGTCGAATATCATTAGAATACTACACAAGCCCCAAAGCAATAAAGGATTATACGACATATATGAAGCATTTGATGCTTCTTGAACCAGACGATCACCAACAAATAAATCTTATTGTCGAATCATTTAAATATATTCGTGATTTTTGTCTCGAGCATAAATTATATGCACACCAATATTGCCAATATAAAGGAGGATATACATCTGCATTCTTAAAGCATATCAAGCAGCATCACGTTTCAGTATATGCAGTATTTGCATTTCCAGAATCATTCAGTACAATGAATGGACTACACCCTGAAGATTATGCGTTGTTTCTTGGCGATATTAACCTATATACATTAAAGACCAAATATGAAAAATCCCAAATAAAACCAAAAATACAACAATTATACCAAGCATTACAAAATTATCTTAAAAAAAATCTTGATTCACAACAATAACACATTTATATTAATCCATACAACCAAATAACATTATGTCAATACTCGACGAAATCTTCAGTAAAATTCAAACAGCACAAACTCCAAGCACAGATTATAAACAACCCAAAAACGAAAATCTTTTCAAAGCCGAAGTAGGCGTTACCTACACCGTAAGATTTATTCCATACATGCCAAACCCAGCGTCATCGATGTTATCCTTCACGACTCATGGCTGGGAAAGTCGCCAAAATGGTAGATACATTTCTATCCCGTGCCTCAAATCGTGGGGGCGCTCAGAGCTATGCCCGTGCTGTGAAACACGATTCGCAGAATTAAAAATTGGCACCGAAGCAGCAAAAGCAAAGGCAAGATTGCTTCGTCAGAAAGATATGCATTTCGCTAATATCTATATCATTGAAAGCCCTGAAGCAGATGACATTGGTAAAGTAAAGATCTGGAGATATGGTGCTGAAATTCATAAAATTCTTCAGGCTGCTATTGTAGGTGAAGATTCAGATGAATACGGTAAGAGAATTTTTGAATTGACTCCTGGTGGTGTTGATTTCCGTGTTCGTTGTGAAAGAAAGGGAACTGGCAAAGAAAGCACATTGACCTATACAAGCAGCAAATTCATCAGCAAGCCTCGTGATATGGGGCTGACTGCTGCTGACATTGAGAGAATTTACGGAATGTCACATGACTTATCAGCACAGCTGCCACCAAGAAAGACTGCAGAAGAAATTCAAAGAATTCTTGATGAACATTATTTTACATCACAAGACAAACAGCAATCATCCATTACATATGCGAAAGATGATGACGCAGAGCCATCAATTGGTACATATGGAGGACCACCACCAGTTCTTGTTGCACGAAACGAATTCGTTAGAAATGAAATCGAACAATTGAATACAAAGCAGACAGTGTCGAATATCGATTCGATTAATTCCACTGTGGATGATCTTCTTAAAGAATTCGAACTTCCTTAATTTCTAATATGACAAAACAAACTTACAATCGAGAAGAAGCCGAAAAGGCTTATGGAGGATTTCTCAAAGCTCTTGGCTTTAATTGGCGAGACAATCCACACATGAAAGATACACCGAAGCGTGTAACCAAAGCATGGATTGAGGATCTTGCAAAAGGATGTTTTGAAGACACACCAAAAATTACTTCATTTGAAAATGATGGCAGTTATGATGGTATTGTATGTCAAACAAATATTCCTGTCGTGTCGATGTGTGCTCATCACAATTTGCCATTCTTTGGATATTGTCATGTTGCATATATTCCGGAGAAAGACGGCAGGGTGGTAGGGCTTTCAAAGCTTAATCGTGTAGTTGATCATTTCAGCAGAAGACCACAAGTGCAAGAGACATTGACAATGGAAATACACAACTTTATTAATAATCTTTGTGAGCATAACAAAGGTGTATCAGTTCTAGTTGAAGCAAATCACACATGTTGTTCTCTTCGCGGTATTAAGCAAAATTCAACCATGAGAACTGCAAAGATGTCGGGTGCATTTATTGATCCACAAAACAACAGCCGCAATGAATTTTACAAATTTGTAGAGTTTGCACAGTCAAGCCGTAGTTTAGTTTAATATGCAAGAAGTATCTCGAGACGAAGCAATTGCAATGGCGAGAGTGGCTGCTTTTATGTCAAACCAACTTAATGGCATTGATAGTGCAGTTATTAATTCAAATAAAAATATTGTAGGCAACACGGGAGAAATATCAGTGGATAAGATATTGTCTGGTATTAAAATTGCAACACCACACCCACCACCAGGTCCTGTTATTGATGGTCTTGATGGAGAAAAGGTTGTTTTGCATGAAGTGCAAGGAGAAGTTGTAGATGCTCCTGTTCAAATTGACAATCCATTTGCAAAAGCATCATCACAAAACAAACCAATGGAACCACTACAATTGCCAGTAGGCAAATCACCAATCGCAAACATCATGAGAACAACAATGTTAAAGGATCCAGGGCCTTTATCTGTAACTGATCGGACAGTTGAAACCGTATCTGATGTTATGCCCATCAAACAAACATCAACAAATGATGAAATACTTAAATTGATCATAGAAAAATTAGTAACAATTGAACTCAAGCTTAACAAATTAATCAAGAAAAAGAAAAATGAAAATAAAAGTCCTCAAGGATAATTTCAGCGACTTCTTGAGCCCTATTGCAAGAATTGGTGATACTAATATTTCTTGCGCTCTTCACATTGAAAATGGCCATTTGTATGTCATTTCACACGATGCAGGTGCAAATTGTATTTATTACGCAAAGCACATCCCACTTGAGATGATTAACTTCGATTCGCCGTTTACAATTTATGTTTCGGATATTCGTAAGATCATTAATGCATTAGATGCAATTGATGATGAAGAAGAAATTATTCTTGATGTTAATGATAAGTGTATTAGCTATACTTCAGCAACATTAAAGTTCAAATGTTATTTGCTCGATCCATCTGTGGCTGCTACGGAGAAGATTAGTGCTAAGCTTATTGATTCGTTTACATTCGATGTAGAATTTGTGTTGAATACAAGCATATTCAGCAGGATTAATAAAGGATGCAGTTTCACAGACGGAAAAGGTAAAATTTATTTTTATACCAATTCAACTGATAAGAAAGTATATGTTGATCTTGACGACAAATCGGTTAACCATAGTGTCAATAATATTACATTCATTGCGGCTGATAGTTATCTTGGTGGTGATTTAGCAGCAAATTCTCCACTAGCAATTGATACATTTAAAATTATTAGTTCCCTTAAACATAATGTACAAACCAAGGTGAATCTTACAAAGGGTGTCTATATGTTTTATTATAAGGATCAGAATACTGAAACCAAATATCTTCTTAGAGCAGTAAAATAATTTAACCTAACACACAAACAACATGGCAAATAAAAATAAACCAACCAATGAGAGCTATTTCGTCAAGAGACTTCGCGATAGTGGTTATCTTGTAGATAGGCTTCCAATTCGATATGGACAACACGACCCACGAACTTGGTCGGTTGTTATCGACCAAGGACATTCATCAGTCATTGCGACCTTATTTCGCAATTTAGATGGCGTCGATGAAAACTATATTGAATTTTATGACGGAGATCAATTTGTACCAAAGAGATTCCGTTTGACTACTGATTCGATGGAAGTGATCATGGAGTGGCTGTATAAGTTTGGCATCAATAATAAGACAAACTTATACAATATGAGAAGTGAAAACTATCAGCCACCCACATCGGATCAATAAATAAATATATGAAGAAAAAATCCAAACCATCAGATTACGATTTGCATAAATCACTCAATGATCTTTCATCGCAATTACAAAAAGAAGGGTTTGGATTGTCTCCCGAGGAGCTGCAAGAATTAAAAAATGCAGCTGCTCGGGAGTTTAGCTCCCATAAAAGCTTTAAAGAATTAAAAGACAACAGTCAAAAAATCGTTAATTATTTGGCTGAATATTTTGATACCTTTATTTTGCTTGGATACGATTCTAAAGGAGAAAGAATTCAATTGCAATTTTGTGATAATGCATTGAAAGAAGACGCATTAATGAAATTTTTAGAACAAGTATTTATCAAATATCACAGACAAAGAAACGAATCAGACACATGAGAATAGCAGTAACCGGAACCCAATGTATAGGCAAAACGACATTCATTAATGATTTTTTAATGAGATGGCCGATGTATAAAAGACCCGAAAAGACATATCGTGATTTAATTTCGGAGAAAAATATCCAACTCAATCAAGGCGGTACTAAAGAAAGCCAAGAAATAATTCTCGATGCACTTTGCGAACAAGCGGAAGAAAATAAAGATGCAAAGCATTGTATTCATGATCGGTGTGTAATCGATAATCTTGCATATACCTGTTGGCTTGCGGCCAAGAAAAAAGGTGGGGTTACTGATTCCGATGTCACTGCAGCTATTCTTCAAGCACGAATGGCTCTCAAGTATTATGATGTTATTTTCTTTTTGCCTGTTTCGACAACATCACCAATTGCAATTGAAGCAAAGGAAAATAGAGACATTGATCTAGACTATCGGAATGAAATTGATCATTTCTTAAAAGCATTCAATGTTGATTATATTCAAAAGAAAGGCAAAATTTTTCCAACAGAAGATTGCCCTGCCGTCATTGAAGTTTTTGGTGATCGATCAGAAAGACTTCATTTAGTGTCGCTATATGTCAATGAACAAGGCAATGCATATGATGAAAAAGAAGGCTCATTAATTTCTTTTGATGGATTTACAGATGAAGAAGAAATGTCTGAATTAGAAAAGAACGAAATTTTGCGCCGTTTGACAGGTCCTAATTCATAAATAGACAACCTTGCCAGTAAATAAATACATGGATATTTTACGTCTTTATAAATTTATCAACGAAAATACCGTTACAAGCATCTTCAATGAAGATGAAGTGATGGATGAAATGGCACAAATTACTGGCGATTTGGGTGCTGCTATTAGAGCCGCATACGAAAAGCACAAAGATCAACCTGATAATGTTGTCAGATCAATGATCAAAAGTGACCCTGAAGTAAGAAATGCATTACAAGGCCAAAAGTTGCATGATAACCAACTAAACAACTTTATCAAAAATGCACGAGCTGGTAAAGAGCAAAGAACACGAAATGTTGCAAAAGTATACAATGCAGAGCCAAAGACCGTAAAACCATCAACCGAACCGACAACAAGCCAAGGAGATGATGAATATACTTGGACTGCAGATCAACCAAGTGATGAAGACGAGATTAAAGAAATGGCTCAAATTGCTGGTGATTTGGATACTGCAATTCGTTCGGTTATTGATAGCAATCGAAATCTATCCGATTCCGATCTTCGTCGCTTAATTCGTCGCGATCTTGCAGTCAGAGACGAACTTGAAAGAACAGGAGAAAAACTACACGACAATCAATTAAATCGTTTCATTGCAAAGGTTAAGGATGGCAAACCAACAGTCGCACCAAAAGCAGCGGAGCGTGAATGGTCTGAAGAAGAACCAGATAAAGCCGAAATCGCTGCAATGGTTCGCAAGACAATGGCAAATAAAGCAGGCCGTGCACTAAGTCTTGGATCTGGATTAAAACCAGCCCAGCTAGAAGACATTCTTACCACTCTCGATGCTGTTGAAGACAACGAAAGAGCATTTGAAGAAATCGCAAAACAACTTGCAGATGATTATGAGTTAACACCAGATGAAGTCAAATCTATCTATCGCCAAGAGAAAAGCGGCGAACAAGGATACGACGATGAAAGCGACATCCCAGAACCGACAGACAAGGAAGATGAGTATGCACCAAAGCTAAAAATTGATCTTCCTGAACCATCAACACAATCTGCTTCTAAAGCAGTATTTGACAAGGCATCTATTCTATTCTCATTCAAGATGGGCGAGACCGAGGTTTTAAACAAAATGCGTCAATGGATCGATTCGAGAAACGAAGAAAGAGAGGTCGATGATCCAAGAGGTCAACACCCACTCGCTGGTCTATCTGATGAAAAAGCTGAACAAATTTTTGACGATTTGAGATCAAATCTTAAAGACGTATCAAAATCAGGCAAATCAAGACTTAAATCCAATCTTCCAGCTGGTGCTGAATATGGCGAGCCTGGTAAAGCAAGAACCGACACATCAAAAGAAATGGAAAGAGAAATGGATATTGACTATAGTTCATTCCAAAACTTTGCTCAAACCTTTAGTGAAGGTATTAAGACACTCAAATCGACAGTTATTACAAGATATCCACAGCAAATTCAATTCAGTGAAGAATTCGTCAATAAATTAGCCGAAGAGTTCTTCAATCATAACGTAGTATCCGAAGATAGAGGTACAATTCGGAATCTCGAAGAGAAAATGCTCAAAGCGTTAAGAATGCACATTCACGAAATTGCAAGACAATATCGAGAAGCACAACAACAATAAAAGAAAAAAGGGAGCGCAAAGCTCCCTTTTTTTGTGCTCAATAATTGCCAAATACGGAATCTCGATTATCACTATATGTCTTAATATTGTTAGACATAGCTTCGACATTTTGATCGTACAACTTAGCCGGGTGTGGTGATTCAGGATTATGATCACCAGGCAGACGACCAAAAATATCCTCGTCCGATACATCTGTAGTTTCTGCCTCTGGTGGTGCTCCTGGTTCGTACGCATATTCGTATCTTGAAGCTTCAATAAACCACCCATAATGCCTTCCAAGAAAATCACCACCGGCATTTTTGCGATCATACCTTTTTGTAACCTCAAAGACCTCTGCAGTCCTGCCTCCTTGACGGCCACATCCCGTATTAATAACGACGAATACATCACCAGCTTTAGGTTCCTGTCCTTTGAAGTATTGATCCCAAGTATCAAAAGGTATAGCCAAACTAACAGCAGCTTTAACAACAATACCAAACCGGCTTAAAGTATTGCTGTTTTCGCTAATTTCTACATATGCGCGGAATGTTTTATCAACATCAAATCCAGTGGTCATGTCTTCACCAAATAAAGAATTCATTTCTTCGAGTGAAAATTTATAGGGATAATATCGAATTATAACGCCATATAAATTAATAATTTCATGAAGCCAATTATTATATGATTTTTGTTCACCTGTTGGTTGATCACTACATCCTTGAATATATGACACAGGACCACCTAAATCAGCAGGATTAAATGAAAATGGTTCGTCAGTTGGATTGAAAGTAAAGGCCATTGATAAATATATTTATCAAAGAATGCGCGACTATACTTACAATTTTGAAATAGAGGATCTAATCGTACAATTTATTGACGCATTTAATGATGTTGTCATCAAAAGATACAACAAAGACCGTGCTGTAGAAGACCATCTTCATGTCAACTTTGTTTATGCACCAAAAAAGAGAGTTCTATATGACGTTGTAAATAAGAATCCAAATCCTCGTAATCTGCCAATTATATCAGTCTATATTGATAGCATCGACAGAGATCGAGATAGAGTCGAAAATAAAATTGAAAAAAGTTATTTTGTAAACGATTCAGGCACTCCAAAACAAAGACGCCAACCAGTACCAGTCAAAGTACAAATGAGTATGTCGGTGATCACAAAGAGCACCAATGACATGCTGCAGATATTAAGCAATTGGGTGCCATATACTGATCCTTATATTTATATTGATGTTATTGATCCATCAACTAAACAAACATTACGCACCAAGGTCGAATGGAGTGGTTCAATAAGACCAGAGCAAGAAATTGACGATCCAAAGGAGACATTCCGTACTGGTTTTAGCACATCATTTACCATTTACGGATATCTCTTCAAAAAAATAATTGAAGATGGAGGAAATATTTGTAAGATTACAACAAACATGTCTTCAGTCACATCACTGAATAAATGTTTTTTTGATCTTAAAGAATTTGAGACATCTATTGGTTTAACGTCTGCGTACAAGTCGACATTTGTAATTAATGGAGTTCCTTATCTGAAATGTATCAATCCAACCTATCTTGTTTTGGGTCACGAAAAATATGATTTTACAATCACAGGCAAAAACTTGGATTTTACATCTCATTTATTCGTAAGCGGACAGCCTGGAATGTTTCCGGTTTCTGCATACTCGTATTATAATTTTTTCCCAAATCTGAGCACTGTGTCAGCGATTAGTCCTTGTGCAGAGGTGCCAGCAACCACAACAATTGTCATACAAAGCAGTTGCCAGCCATTTTCAGCTATTCCTATTTCGGCGTTTACTGTCACCGAAAATGGACAATCAATGCAATTTACATTGCCATATAATCCAGAAGCATTTGGTGTTTTTGATATTATAGCAACGTCAAAATGTGGTTGTGCTCGTTTATCGCTTGATAGCATCTTAGATGAAATTAATCCATACCCACCAGGAACACCAGAGTATGAAAACTTTATTCCATACCAACCACCGCCTGCTGTAAATGGTGGTGTCGTAGTAGTTCCGATTGACTTTCAGAGCATAATGTCGCGTATTAGCGCTCTTGAGTCTCTCACTGCAAGATCAGTTAATACATCGATTGTTGTTGAATCTAATAGTTCATATTGGAATCAATCGTATTCAACTCTAACAGCATTTAGTGCATTATGGTCGACAGGAGGCCCGGGAGGGGGTGCATCGGTTGTAATCAGCATCACAGCACCGACAACAGCCAAAAATGGCGATTTATGGTGGGATTCAAGTGTTGGTAATGGTTATATTTGGTATGTTGATAATGATGGAGGTCAATGGGTGCCATTTGCAACCATTCAAGGGACTGACAATACACTATCTATCGTATCATCAAATAGTGCTAATTGGAATTCAACTTATACAATTGTATCTGCATATAGTGCGGTGTGGATGCAAGGCGGAAGTGCGTCGGTTACTATTAGCACCATAGCACCAGTAACAGCCAAAAATGGCGATTTATGGTGGGATTCAAGTGTTGGTAATGGTTATATTTGGTATGTTGATAATGATGGAGGTCAATGGGTGCCATTTGCTAATATGCCAGGTTCATATGAAGCAATATCTATAATTCAAACCAACAGCGCGAAGTGGGATTCTAGTTTTACAGCATTAACAAGCACGAGTAGTAATTGGAATCAAAGCTATACTAATCTTACAGCTAATAGCAGTAACTGGAATTCAACTTACTCAACAGTGCAATCGAATAGTGCATCATGGGGTATTGGTGCTAGTAACTCTGCAGTTAATAATGTCGTTACTGCTAATAGTGGCAATTGGAATCAATCATACGTTGCTTTAACGTCAACTAGTGCAACATGGAATTCGACTTATTCAATTGTACAAGCGAATAGCAGCGCATGGGGAACTAGCACAAGTAATTCTGCTGTTAATAATACAGTAACTGCTAATAGCAGTAATTGGAATCAAAGCTATACTAATCTTACTGCTAATAGTGCGAATTGGAATTCAGCATACTCATCAGTAACTGCAAATAGCAGCACGTGGGGTGTCAGTACGAGTAATTCTGCAGTTAATAATACAGTAACTGCTAATAGTGGTAATTGGAATCAGGCATACACTGCACTAACATCAACAAGCGGTAATTGGAATAATGTATATACAACTGTGCAATCAAATAGTAGTACCTGGGGCACTAGTACAAGCAATTCTGCTGTTAATAACGCAGTGACTGCTAATAGTGGCAATTGGAACCAAGCGTATACTAACCTTACAGCCAATAGTGCAAATTGGAACTCAACTTATTCAACAGTGCAATCAAATAGCAGCACATGGGGTACTAGCATTACTACATCAGCTGTCAATAATGTTGTGACAGCCAATAGCAGTAATTGGAATTCAACTTATTCAACAGTGCAATCAAATAGCAGCACATGGGGCACCAGTACAGGCAATTCTGCTGTTAATAGCGTTGTAACTGCAAATAGTGGTAATTGGAATCAAAGTTATATAGCATTGACTAGCACAAGCAGTAATTGGAACTCAACTTACTCAACAGTGCAATCAAATAGCAGTACATGGGGGACTAGCACAGGCAATTCTGCTGTCAATAATGCCGTCACGGCTAATAGTGCCAATTGGAATTCATCATATTTTGTACTGACAAGCACTAGTGCGAATTGGGATTCAACGTATTCCATAGTACAATCAAATAGCAGTACCTGGGGTACTAGTACAGGAAATTCTGCTGTTAATAGCGTTGTAACTGCAAATAGTGGTAATTGGAATAATGTATATTCTGCAGTAACAGCGAATAGTACGACATGGAATAATGCTAGCAGTATTGGTAGCATAACACCAAATGATGCTAATTTAATAATAGCTATTTCAATTTTTGCATAATTAATAATATGGCCGTATTTACAAAAGAATTTTTAACGCAAAGTGTTAATGGAAGGGCAATAACAGTGACTGCAACAACGGCAGCTCCCAATCTTATACACACAACACAATCTCTGAGTACAGTGACTGATGAAATATGGCTTTATGCTGCTAATATATCAAACCAGGATACGTATTTGACGTTGTATTGGGGTTCGTCCGCATCTTCTGATATTATTTTTATTACAAATATTGAAGCATATGCTGGGTCTATTTTAATAATCCCTGGATTAATTTTAAGAGGCGATGGCAGTATTGGTTCTCAAATTTTTGCAACAGCTACAATAGCGAGTGCAATTGATGTGCTTGGTTACATAAATCGTATTACATAATATGGCTCTTCGATATAATTTTAAAACAGCAACATGGGATCAAAGAAAAACATCTTCAAATAAAAACAACACAACAAAAGATGTTTCTGAAACCGAATTGCCGTGGGTGAGACCTGCTGAATGGCCATCTGTTACCCCTCCATTATCGAGCGAACAAAAAATTGTAATGCTCGCGGAGGTGCATCCTAACGCTGAATTGAATTATGTTACTTTTACCATTTCTGGTAACTACACTGTTGATTGGGGAGATGGTACTACGGAAAATTTTACAGCAGCTACAAGATGCCAAAAGCAATATTTTTTTGATGCATTATCTTTGCCTGTTACATCCGAAGGATATAAAATTGTAACTATAACAATAACTCCAACTGGGGCTGCAAATATAACATCAGTTGCTTTTAATGTAAGACCAATTGTAGATGGTGTTACTTTGGCATTTGTAGTTAGTCCTATTATTGAAATACTTTTATCATGTCCTAATTTCAATTCAACAACATCACTGATATTTGGAGGAAGTCAAAATTTAGGAAGTGCAATTTTAATACGATTGAGAAATTTTATAGGCATTAATATGGGAAATCGTCCTTTGGCTATATCTTTTGGTGGTTTTCAAATGCTTGAAAATGTTGAATTGTATAATTTCATAGCATCGACGGCTAATCTCATGTTCGGAGTATGTGCTAATATATATTCTATTAAAATGGATTATAATAGTACATCTGCTGTTTCTGATTTCACTTCTATGTTCAACGGGACATATAGATTAAAAAAAC